GTTGGAAATGTTCATAAGCTTTGATGGTTCGTAGATAATCAAGTTTTTGATTTCCGGCTCCAACGATTTGTACGATACGTTTGCCCATGTTTTCCATACGAGATACAATAGTTTTAGGAGCAAGAATAACGTAGGTTGCCAGCGGAGAAACTACTTCAACAGTTGTGTTTTCGGTGATTGCAGTAAAAATTGCTTGAGACATATTCATAATGTTTTCCTCTTGGTTAGTGTAAGTACATCATATCATGCCTAGAGGAAGATGTAAACCACGAAAGGAGACCGAAGTCTCCTTTTTATTAAAATTTTAACTCATTGGCTAAGCTATCTAGGTCAGCACGTGTTGCTTTGGCTTTGCCTACGCGTTCCGTACGATTCACCTCTGCCTGACGCATCTGAGCACCTGCGTTTTCATTTACTGTGTTAGGTGTGTTCATGCCTTCTTGCTCAATCTCAACCCATTTCTGATTGCCTTTACGTACACCCACCAAGAACTTGTTCCACTTATTCTTATCACCATATCGTGATTTGATTTGTTTGATAAGTTGTTGTTCAGCTTGTGCAAGTTCTTCAGTTTCAATTACGGCCAACATGAAATCTGCTGTCGCCGGTAAACCTGCTGATTCCGCAATATCGCTCATGTTCATGTCTGAAGCATCCCATGCTGCACGTCCTACTTGAGCTGCAGTCCATAGAACTGTTTCAGATTCTACTGCTAATGCACGAAGTTCTTCTGCGATAGCTTTAACTAATGTGTAACTATTTTCAGTGTAAACTCTGATACGACAAGACCCACAAATACCTAAGTAATCGACTATAATTACAGACGGCACAAAGTTCTTCTTGAGTTTCAATTCATTAAGCAATGCACGGAATGTATTAGCATTAGCTCCGCCAGTAGGATACTGTTTGACTACTAAACGTCCTAATGTGGATTTTGAACGCCATTTTTCCATCTTGGCTTTATATTCAGCATAAGATACGTTACCATCATCGATATCATCGAGTGATACGTCAAGCATGTTTGCATCTATACGCTTAGCACAAACTTCTTCAGCCATTTCCATGGAAATATAAAGAACATTATGTCCTGTTTGAAGATAATCTGCAGCAAGTGAACAAAGGCCTAAAGATTTACCGACGTTAACACCGGCCATTAAAACGTTCAGTGTACCGGTTTCAGCACCACCTTTAGTGATTTTATTCAGAATGTTTAATTTGAACGGGACCTTACGTGCTTTATTTAGATAAGAAAGCCAGCGTGCTTCATAGTCTTCCATCCAGTCGTGACCAACATAACTATCAAACGAAATTGAAAGTGCTTGACGCATAATATCAGGAATAGCTCCTACGTCAGGCATTTTCTTGTTACGTTGTTCTGGAGGTAGTTCGGCATTAGTCTGAATCTCAATTATTTTGGATGTAGCATTATACATCGCTTTTTGCTGGACATATTTCTCAGTTTCTTTAACCAACCATTCATGGTCTTCAGGAGTATCAGCCAATTTTTCAATTAGGTCTGAAGTTCCTTTATATTCAGCTTCAGTTAAAGAACTGTTATCTAAAGCCACCTTTAATGCATTGATAGATGGCATTGCATTATATTCGTTAACGTGGCTCTTTATAATTTTAAAGACGTTTTTTGCCGGTCCACGCTCAAAATACTCAGAATCCATATAAGGCCAGACCTTAGAAAAATAAGCCTGGTCGTATACTAGATGAGACAAAATAATTTCTACCACGATAACTCCTTAAAAGAATTTAAATTTTTTCTTGGTTCGTTCATTAAAAGCTTGTTGTACTTGCATTGTAACACATTTTTCAACATGTGGTGCAAGTTCTGCTTTTCTGTCCTGGTCAAGAACTGCAAAGTCCATTACGATTTTACCATCAACCCAATCTAGTTTTGTAATATAGACTATATGATGGGAGCCGTCTTCAAGTGTAATCAGAATCTCTTGAATGACATTTTCCATTGCTGAACGGATAATTTTAAGAGATTCATTAAACACTCGTTCTTTGCGAATGTCCTCCCCTTCCAAAGAAGGGGATTCATCAACGATTTCTAGATTTAAATCATCGAGATTATTCATCGAAATCTTCCATTTCGTCAAGGTCGTTTTCTATATCTGCTGCAGATGGAGCATCAGAAGTTTTAACCGGAACTTTAGTTGTTGCTTTGCAATTAATAAGGTCGTTAACTGCGTCATCAACTTCTTTAATAGACGAGATAGCGCCTAGTTTATATTTAGTTTCAATTGCATCTCGGAAAGGTTTGTGTTTAAACAACGGTCCCCAGAATTCTACACAATCAGTAGCTTTAGCACGCCACGATTTCTCTTCACGAATCATTTCACCTGTTTCTTCGTCAAGGAATTCGCGAGCATACCAACCAGCTTTAGGCTTAACAACAAATCCAATTTCAGTTGCCATTTCTAACAAGCCACTGAATGGGTCGATACCGCCATCAAAATTAACTGTGATTGGGAAAGTAGATTTTTCTTTAACAGTACGAGATTTTTCTGCTTTCAACGTGAAGTCATAACCGGTCAATTCTGTACCTTCTTTAACCTGACGTTTAGAGATAAAGAATACAGTGTTAGCAGAGTAAAGAATACCTGTACCACCACCCATAATCTCTTTAGGATATAGTCCGCCGATTTCCATTGCTGTATGGTTGATTGCAACACATGGAATATCTTTAATAGTCAGATAAGGAGTCACAATGCGGAAAAGAGATTTAAGTGCCTTAGCACGAGACATATCACCTACAACTTTCTCGTTCAATGCATCTTCGGTTTCTTTCTTAGATGCAGTATTACCGATTGAATCGATAAAGATAATAACTTTATCACCGCGTTCAATATCATCAAGCTGATTAGTCATATCAACTTTAAGTTGTTCAACAGATTGAATCGGTGTATGAACTACACGGTCTAAATCAACACCCATTGAACGGAAGTAAGATTCTGAAGCACCGAATTCTGAGTCATAGAACAAACAGATTGCATCTTTATATTTCTTCATATACGCTGCAACCATAGTTAGTCCAAACAATGTTTTAAAATGTTTAGAAGGTGCAGCAAAAATAGTCAAGCCTGATTGCAATCCTGCATTCAGAGCACCACCTAGTGCGATATTCAACATCGGAATACGAGTAGGGACTTCATCACGATTATTAAACAGCTTAGACTTAGTCAAGTCTGCAGTCATTTTAGAAGTAGAAGCTTTAATCAGACGAGATTTTAAATCAGACATTGTATTTTTCCATAGGCATCATTATATTTTACTCATGTTTAAAAGATAAGATGATTATATACTAAGGGTTATACAGCATTTAAAACTTTAAATGGCTCTTAACGAGCCCATTTAATGATTTCTGTAATCAAATAATTACGTTCGCTTGCATTAAATCCTATAACTTTGTTAGCACCATCATGATTAAGTAATTGATACGTTTGGATTTTGTTATGAATTGCAAACTCTTCAAAATATGAAATGACTGTATTAAAACCGAATGAAGACAAAGTAATAAGGTCGTCTTCAAAACTTTCAGTCATTTCGTTACGTGTTAAAATAATTGTGAACACATCATGGTTTTGGCAAAGACGAACATAATCCTGTTCATAAACGTCAAGAACCGAGTCCACATCTTGTCGAATACGTCCATAAACCCAGTTACTAATATATCCACGGTCTAACAGATAAATCTTAGTAGGGTCTAAATAATTCAACATCGTTTCGAAACAGCCGACTTCATTTCGAGACTTAACATCGAAACGCCCATCAACTGTTCGTTTAGGGAAATCAATCTTTACATATCTTTCACTAATTTCCATTATGTCATTAATGAAAGTTGTTTTACCAGCATTATCCGGGCCGTCTACTAAAATAATTTTAGCCATTTTATTCCTCGATTACGACATCTTCGTATTTAGGTATATTATACGGTGAAGAAATTAAAGCATTAAAGTAGATGAACTCACCAAGACCTGGATGGAATACTTCTTCAGGATTTTCGAAATATTGAATCTTCGGACGTCCTTTAAGAATTTGATAGTACTCAGTTTTAGTTGGATTAAAAATTCGAATCAGCGCTTCTTCAGGATACTTATTTCTGTCGAAACTATTATTTGGATCAGTTATATAAAGCGGTTGACCTAATTGAATTGCGCATTCAACAACTTGTTCAAAACGATAGCATGGGTCACTAATTCGAAATGGATGAAAAATACCATCTAGATGAATAGGAGCCAAATCACCTACAAGACGCTGCATGACGGAAGGACGTATAACTTTCTGTGTTACGATAATCTTATTACCATCTGCACCTGCGTTAACCAGCACTTCTTTTTGACGTTCATTCAACACAGTAGTTTGAAGTGAACGATTAACAGACAACACGTCGGTTTTTAAGAATTCATCAATATAAAAACGTGGTTTATTAGGGTC